TGGTGGTGTCCATTGCCTGATGGTTCAGCATGACTGTGGTGACCGTTTGGTTTTTTATGGTCGTGTAGCGGATAATGCTGCCAGGACCCATACGCATGGATATAGTGCGGGAACCACGCATGCCAGTAATGCCCATCCCAGTGATGTACGCCACCATGTGGACCATCATTGTGTGGATGATGGAAGTGTCCCCCGTGATGCCAGTGAGAATCTTCAACCTCACCAGAGCCTATAAATTTACCAAAATTTTGATGCCTATGCGGTTTTACTGCATGACCATGTCGGTCAGAGTGTCTTGTCGTATGGTTATGGTGATTATGTGTTCTAGGGGCGTGGCTTACATGTGGGGCAACATGGTGGTGGTCTGTGCGAGTAGGTGCAGCCGCTCCGTTTGCACCGTTTGCTCCTTTGGGTACGTGTGTTCCAACAGAACCAGAGCTTCCAGCAGAACCAGAACTTCCAGGACTTCCAGCAGAACCAGAATCACCGTGACTACCAATAGAGATTATCTTTCCCGCTCCCAAGATTGTCTTGGCAACCACAAGAACTACTCCTCCACCATTTCCTCCTGAACCTCCCGCCCCACCAGCACCTCCAGCACCGCCTGCCCCTCCAGTACCTCCTGCTCCGCCTGGGGCGGTAGGGTTTGCTGAACCATCTGCTCCAGGATTGCCTTTTCCTCCAGGTGCATTGACCGTACTTGCGCTAGGTCCGTACCCTCCATTAGAGCCAACAGCGCCCGCCTTGCCAGGCCATGATGCTGGGGTTGTACTCGGTGTTCCCGTATCACCAGTAGCACCAGAAGCACCAGAGGCACCTGTTGCGCCCGTAGCACCAGCGTTTCCTTTTGAGCCACCACCCACGGGAACGATTGTCCCAGTGGTGTCGACCATGATTCCCGAAAGCATCATATTTATGTTTTTGTACAAATACGAAGGCAGTTGTGGAATAGTGGGAGCCGATGCTCCTCCACCTTGACCACCTGCTCTGTATGTTATTACACCCTGCGAATGACCCTTAACTGTTCCGTCTGTAACAACAGTGGCTGAAGGACTGACAGTTTCACCAGAAACGGAACCTATCCCCATGTGTCCATCCAGCATCAACGTGTTTCTGACGAACACCCTAAATCCGTTTGTTAGCAATACCCCTGATGAGGTAATTGTTAGCGAATTATAAAACATGTCTGAAGTCAAGGTAACGACCGAGGAAACCGTGACATCACCATCAATTCCCAAACCATATACGGAATCGTTTGCTGCTCTTGCAACACTTTTTTCTATTCGTAAGATTGGCATATCACACCTGCGACATGTAGTGGACGGTGCCTGCGTTTTGCCCAGTCACATCAGTAGTAATTCCAGCGGCCAATGCTTCGGCAGAAGATACAATAAGAATCACGCCACCTCCAGCAGGAGCAGTTCCTGGAGCTTTGATATAAGCAGTACCTGTTGCTGGCCCAGAAATGTAACGAGCAGCAATGATGATTATTCCTCCACCTGCTTGACCTAGCGCACCTGCTCCTCCACGAAGAAATTCTGGTCCACCTGCAGCAGTTATTGAATAACCAGTTACTGCTTGACTAGGAACTTTAAAATAGTTAGCACCGCCAAGTGCAGCAGTCGGGAGTGTTGATAGGTAGCCAGTTGCCGCACCACCCAAAGAATGAGAAACTGCTTCCAGTATTCCTCCACCTTGCTTAATTGAGCCGGCAGTAGAAAATCCAGTCGTGTAGCCAATTATGGAGTTGGCTCCCATGAACTTCAATGTGCCTTTAACGAATATTCGATACCCGTTAGGCGCAAGACGAACGCTCGCATTAATCGTCAAATCATTTAAATACAAATCCCGTGTCATGGAATAAACACTTGAAGAAGGAGCCATGCTTAGAACTGTTGTGGTTCCGTCTAGTACAGCATCACCATCAGCACCAGTTCCGTAAACAGAATCAACGGCTTCGTTGTAATAGGAGTTCCATACCACTCCATCCCATTGCCAACTCTTAGAGCCAACAGTGTAAATCTGGTTTACATACGGAGAAGCAGGAAAAGTAATTGCCGCCATTACTCAGATGCCCATTCTTCTGCGGTATTGCCTTCAGCAACCCACGCAAGATATTGTTGATAGTCGGTGTTGGCAAGGTCAAGTGGAATCCAGCGCACTGCATCATCTGTCGTTTGAACAATCACTTGTTCGGGACCATCCACAAAAATAGAATATGTCATAATTCACTCGTCGCTTCCCAATGACCAAGCGTTTGACCACCCTGCCACGCATAACCACCATCAGATTGATTTACCGTAAAAGCCTTAGTAGTCGTATTGATAACACTTGCCGCACCTGCATAACCTGGTGCTGCTTGTGGACTAGAGATAACAGCCCACGCACCAACACCACCTGCCTGTGTCCATAATGACACCGTAGGATTTGCTCGTTTAAGCGTTTGAAAACGAACGGTAATGAAATGTTGTCCGCTTGCATTACCAAAACTACTTTGATAATGAACACCAGTTGCCGTATTTGTTGCAGTTGCCACACCATCAGCATACGATTTTTCGTAATACCGTTGACACAACGCTAGTTCTACACCAATAGGTCGTTGCTCAAACGGGGTTGCTTGAGTGCCTTCCTCCAACTGAATACCAGTAATACTCCAAGAGTTGCTTTCAGCAGAAGCAAGATTGGTTTGACCGACATAGCGGTTGGCGTTGGTTGTAGAAGCCCATGCAGTATTCAGAGTTCCGCTTGTATAGGTGCTTCCCGCACCCAAAACAAAGTTTAATCGCAAAGATTCATCATTGTCTTTATTAAATACACCTGTTGTGTCGGCAGGAAAAATTATGATTTTCTTTTCCCAAGTTGAAGAAGCATTGATTGTGTATGAAGCAGAGACTTGGCGAGTATTGTCGGTATCTATAAGTTCTGCAATATAGGTTCCCGTCAAGTTTGATTTCACCCAAAATGAAAGCGCAAAAGGTTTGGCAGATGCCGTACCTTTAGCAAACCGCTGGACATCTTGACCTTCAAATCTCTGTTGAAGAAATACATAATCACCACTAGAAGGTGAAGCATCAGCAGTTGTGCATTGAAGCGTTAAATTTTTATAAAAACCTGAGCCTGCTGGTACATTAGATTCAACGCTTTGAGTCCATTGACCCATTGTATTTGGAATAAATGACATCCTGTCAGCCGTGTAATAACCACTTGTGGTAATGCTTGCTGTTGATGTTCCTCGTTGTGCCACCTTCATATCGCCATTGATAACCACATTACGGAAACCAGAACCTGGATATGTTGGACCCCAGTTAGTACCGTCATACTGATAACCAATCTTTGTATCTGTTTCATAAATTGTTTGACCAGTCCACGGAGAAGATGGGCGAGTAGAAGAGGTTGCTTGGTACGGCGACATTGTTCCACCACCTAGTTCAACCCATGCTGAGTTGTAATAGATGTAAGAAGCACCAGTAGTTGAATTAAACCAAAGGTCTCCAGCAGATGGAGACACTGGGGCGGTTGCAGAACTTGTTAGTGGTGCACCTGCGCCTGTTGGTCCTGTCGCTCCAGTTATGCCCGTGGGACCAGTTGCGCCAGTAACACCAGTTGCTCCCGTTGCTCCCGTTATGCCCGTGGGACCAGTGTCGCCAGTAACACCAGTTGGTCCTGTCGCTCCAGTTATGCCCGTGGGACCAGTGTCGCCAGTCGCGCCAGTTGCGCCAGTAACACCAGTAGGTCCTGTTGGTCCTGTTACTCCGTCAACACCAATAGTTCCGTTAGTACCCGATGGTCCGGTTGCACCTGTTGCGCCAGTTAGACCCGTAGCACCTGTTGCACCAACCCCTGTTGCACCTGTTGCACCCGTAGGACCGACAGGTCCTGTCGCACCCGTAGGACCGCTTGGTCCAAGTGGTTGTGTGCCAACTTCAACCCATTGGGAGTCATAGTAAATAAAAGTCTTACCCGTGTCAGACTCAAACCAAATCTGACCGGCGACAGGAGCGCTCGGAGCTGTGTCAGAAATTGTTGCTCCACCTGCGGCAGTGGCGTTTACCCAGACAGTGCCGTTCCATTGCAGAACCTGATTGGTGGCAACGCTGGTTATTGTTACGTCTGTAAGGTCATCAAGAGTAGCAACGCTTGATGAGGCAACGGGTGTTACTGGAAGAAACTTGGTTCCATTAAACGTAAGTACTTGGTTGTTTGTCGCGCTAGTTGTGTCTACTTCTATCCCGTCAATGAAGAGAGTAGGCACTTTGAAGGTGTCGTCTGTTTTGAGGACGTTTGCTGCGTCACGGTATAGGTTTACATCTCCACCCTGAGTTCCGTCGCCCCAAACAAGGCGACCGCCACCTTGAATTTGAAGTCTTGCAAAAGTTTCTTGGTCTACAAAAATTGTCAATCCATCGGAGCCAGCAGAGGACAACTGCTTGATAGCGATTGGGGTTATAAATTTTTGAGCCATGACCTCAGTCGTTTCTCTTGTTAGTGCCCCTCAGGGCGTTTTATTAAGCTTTTTTGCCGAAGGCAGTGTCTTTTGGATTCATATAGCGAAGGATGACAGGAAGTGCTGCTGCCCAGAGAGCATTAGCAGCTAATTTAACATCGCTCGTTGCTGCGTATGTTGCTACTGCTGCACCAAGTACGCTTCTTGCGTATGATGCCGCGATTGCTTTTTGTTCTGCTGTAATTTTCATGTTTAACTGTCCTTGATTTTTTAGCCGATAACCACAACTATATATGCATTTAAAGTAGGAGCTGTCGCAAACGTAACTGTTACTGTGTTTGCGTCAGTACGAACTGTATCCGCAATGACTGTGTCGTAGCTTGCCGCGTCATACACTTGAATTGTCACGTCGCGCGTATTGAATGCGTGGACAACAGCGATAGAAGTGGCAGTGCCGTCGCCAACTGTTTTTGTGACTTTACGAGCAAGAGCGGGAGTGCTGACTCCGGCGCCCTGTGAGCCACCGGCCGCGAGGTTTGTTCTTGCGTTTGCCTCCGTTGAGGCGCCAGTGCCACCGTCAGCAACGGCGATATCGGAACCATTCCATGTTCCTGTTGCAATCGTTCCAAGCGTAGTAATGCTGTCATCGCCAGAGTATGTTCCACCTGCGACTGCTGCAAGCGTGGAATTGTACGCTTGAACATCAGTTCCAATAACTAATCCGAGCGTTGTTCGTGACGCAGAGGCATCAACATCATCAATAATTGCGCGGCCGTGCGTTGTGATGTCTGTTAAAGCGGCGCTTCCAGATCCGGTGAAGTACGGGAGTTTATTGGCAGCAGAAGTGAGGCCAGCAATCGCGGCAAGTTCTGCATCATACGCCTGGACGTCAGAACCGATTGCAAGACCAAGGTTTGTGCGAGCGTCGCCTGCGGTTGACGCCCCAGTACCGCCATCTGCAATCGCAATATCCGTGCCATTCCAAACACCCGAGGTAATTGTTCCAAGTGTCGTAATCGAAGATTGACCGACGTAAGTTGATGCAATGTCAATACTGTCAGCGTTAGCAGTAATACGGGCAGAAGTGCCGACGACATTGATTGTGTTACCAGTTTTAGTAAGACCATCGCCTGCTGTAACTTGACCAGCACCAGAGAATTGAGCAAAAGCAAGTGCTGTAGTTCCAAGGGTAATCGTATCGTTTGTTGTTAAAACCCAACCAGAGTCGGCGTTTACTGTACCTTCAGAGACGAAGGTGAACATTCCTGCCGTTACTTCGGCCGATGTGTCTGCGTCTGTTGCACGAACTGCGGCACCAGAAGCCTGAACAACGTAGATGCCATTTTCCGAACCTGTTGATTGGTCTTTAACAAGAACTCTGTCACCTGTGGCGAGTGTCACGCCGTCGACTGTGTCTTCGTTTTCTAAGCCAGAGGCAAGAAGAACGGCGGCAGTTGTGGCAACCCTCACTGACGCTTTGACATCAAGACCAGAACGGGCTGCGTCTACATAACCTTTTGTCGCCGCATGGGCGTCGGCGCTTGGTGTGGCAACAGAGATATTCCCACTCGCATCGCGCTTTACGAGCTTGCTTGCCGTGGCGCTAGACGTTGCGTCAGTAAGGTCGTTCCAGAAGGCGGCAGTAAGGAGACCAGCACTGTCTGCGTCAGCAACATTGAGCGTGACAGTGGTCGTTCCGTTTGCTTCAGAAAGCGTAATGGCATCAGTATTTGCTCCACCAGTTGCGATGCTATGCACAGTCTTTCTCCACGCGGAGTTGGCGTAGAGCATAAGAGTAAACGTGGTGGAGTTAAAATACATCCGTCCTTCGAAGTTTCCCGTAGATGGGTTAGTTGCAAGTACTTCGAACTTGGAGTTAATCAGCTGATTCTGATTAAGGTCAATATTTGTAAGAAATTTCTGTGCCATGGGGAGCAGCTCCTTATTGTCTATTCAAGCTACGTAAGGTACGCGTACCCTGAAAATGGTGTAGTAAACAAAACTGTCACTACTGTATTGCTATCGTATCTTACTTCTCCAACCACGACAGTTCCAGCCGAGTCTACTACTGCCACAGAGGGCTTGCCACCTAGCCCGTGTGTAATTGTCCATGTAGCCGTTGCCGCACCTTGCGTATGAACGTGTCTAGTAGTGAAGTTGGCTGAGAAAAACGGAGTACCAGACCATTCGCCTGCTGCCTTTGGTCCGTAAAAGTCGCCAGTATCCGTGTCAATGAATACGTCTCCGTCATAGCCAATAGTGTAAATCGGCAGGCCCTGTCCAGCAACAATGCTCGCGCCTCTTGGCCCTATTGGCCCTTGCGGCGCGCTTGCCACAGAAGCGCCTGTAACTTCTGTGTTTATTGACGAGTTTACTTGTTCTGCAAGATCAATGCTAGTGCCGTCGCCGTACGGGATATACACCGCAAACTCATAAGGTTTTGCGCCATAGAGCTTTACTTTTACATTGTATAGCCACTGATTTGGGTACAAAAGAGGATTATCAGTTACTGGAAGAGATATTGAAAAAGACCCGCTTGTGTTCAGCGTCGCGGTCAACGCCGATTCAACAACTACAGCGTCGTCTTGGTCCAGTACTCGTGATGATGGCGTAAAAGTGACACGTCCCTTTGCTGGACTTCCAGAAGCAGTGAAGTATGTCCCAGTAACGGTGCGCACGGTAATGCTGTTAGGCCAAGGCATGTATGCGCTCCATTCGTCTGCTAGAACGCGATCTTATCAAACTATTCTGTACTTAATGCTTTTGATGTGTCTTGTACGACAAAGCCTATAGGATTTTTTTCTGACACTTTTCTTGTGTCTTTTTCTTCGTTTTCTTCTAGACTTGGCTCGGCTTCATACCCTAAAGCAGCATGAGCCGCAGCGCTAGTCCAATGCTCAAGTGAGTCAACCAGCGTAGTTGCTCTAATTAGATCTACGCAGGACAGCATTGCTGCTACTTCTGATGCGGGCACTGGCGTGTCTAAGCCAAGTACACCAGACCACATAAGGCCAATTCGTGAAAGATCTACGTCATAGTTTTCAGAAAGCTGGTCGGTCAGCACTTCTTCTGCATTTTGAAGAAGAGTATTTTCTTTTTTGAAGAAGCCTCTAGGCTTGAGTATCCCCACCTGGAAATACTATCCTAGTCGAGCCACACCGTGTATTCTGCTGTGACTCTTCCTTTTTCTGGATCAATAAAGTGAAGTCGTTGGGACGGCTTGCCGACTGCGGCAATCACTTCTCGCGCGTACTCATTATGAGATTCTGGAGAACCAGTTACAAACACTCTTCCAGCATTTGCCATCGTGTATGTAGTCGGTGTGTGAAAGTGCCCCATGTACACATCAGTAAACGGCTCAACTACTCCAGTAGCCCATGCATTGGCTTTTCGTAGAATACCAGCCTGAGCTTTGCATTCGTCGCCGTGCACTAAGAGCGCTTTGTAGTTTCCTATCGTGACCATTTGGTACCAATCAGGAGACATCTGCCAAGTGACATTTTTTAGATCTTTTGTTCTGTCCTGAGCTATTCTATAAGATATGGCATCTATATTATCGTTTGCTGGTAGTTCGCCCTTGCGGCCGAGGCGGCCATGGTTTCCGTACTCGCAAACAACGTGCACCTTGTCAAAAAATGCAGCAAAGGTTCTGATAAGAGTTTCTTCAATACGAACAGTCTCAAAAAGTTGTTCAAAGAGATGTGCCTCAACTTCCCAGGCTTGGCCAGGAAAAATAGTGATTCCCTCAACCATGTCTCCGCCGAGCATTACAACACATTCGCGGACAGGGTGGTGCGTTCTTTGGACTGCGGTGAGCTCCATAACCTTAGTGGCCAATTGCTCAATGCGTTGTGAGCACTTTTCAATTCCGTATGTAATGCTTCTTTTTCCATTTTGCCAGTCTGTCGCATGGACTAGTGCCACCTCTGGTTTGGTTTTTCTAGTGTCTTTTTGTCCAGGCTGCGCTGGCACTTTTAGCGATTTACCAGGGCCGCAAGCAATAGCTGATTCACGAGCAGCTTCATACACAGCATCTACAATAATGTCATTTGCTCGCTTAGCCTTGTAATGCGATTGTTGCGACTTTTTTAATGCTGCCCGTAGTTCAGCAATTTCATCTTCTTTTTTAATGTCATCAGATAGGCTACTCATTTGAATTTTATCATCAATTCTCCGCGGCGGTAGCGGCTTATTACGTTGATTGCCAACTTGTGGCCACGCTTAGACATTGCCTTGGAGATACTTGAAGCTGGAATGCTGTGATCGTCTAGCGCCTTCAAAAAATCTTTTTTGTCGTCGTTAGGTAAAGCCGCTAGAATTTCAGCTATTCTAGATCGGTTACCTTGTTTAGATTTTTCAGATTGAATTTCTTCAAATAGTGACCCCATGCTTTTGCCTCCATGCTAGTGGTTATTCAATACAGTATCAAACTCTGTACTAGAAGATGTATAGTAACATATATTCAGGCGACGGGACTGAACCTATGATAATATGTTGTTCCACGGTAAAACATCTTTCTCTCTCACGACAGGTAATTAAATGACGAATAGTAACAGTATTAAGTTTAGTTGCGACAATTTATTGTTGCAGACACGAGCTATTTAGTGGATGCTTGGAGTTCTGCTAGCGGCCGATTAGGCCCAGCCGCCACTTGGTACGCATCACATGGATGGAAAGTTATGCCGTGCTTTGGCATCGTCAATGGGCGATGTACGTGTGGTGGAACGCACACAGAGCCAAAAGACGTAGGCAAACACCCTAGTATTCCCGAGTGGAATTCGCAAGCAACAAGCGATGTTGCTGTTGCTAATAATTGGTGGCCAGAAGGAAGCGAAACAAACGTTGCAGTTTTTTGTCGTCCTAGCGGATTTTTTGTAATTGATATTGACCCACGCTCTGGTGGTCCCGATTCATTTGAAAAGTTTGAGCAACTTGTTGAGGGCGCATTGCCGCCTACTGTTGAGGCAATCACTGGTGAGTACTCAATGGGTGGAAAAGTGCAGCGCGGCCGCCACTTATTTTATAAGTGCAGCGAGTCAGAGCAACTGGTTGGGAACTTAAAAAAATCAGGGCTTGGCGGAGTTGACATTAAGCACAATGGATATGTGCTAATTACGCCGTCACGCCATTTTTCTGGAGTATGCTACGAATGGGTGACTGGCAAAGCTCCCTGGGAAATTGAGATGGCCACAGCGCCAGAAGAACTATTGCAAGCATTGCGAAAGAAAGGTTCTCGCTCTGCCAGTGGTACCGCGTTAGGTCAAGGCGATTGGGGTTTTCTTGAGTCAATGGATTGGGGTGGCGAGCGCGTAGATGTTGATCGTCTTCTCGCAGAGGGAATTGACGAAGGTTCACGAGCCGTTGACATTTATTCAATGGCTTGCGCTTTAGCAAATAAGTTTCCAGTCAACACTGAAGCAGGGAAACTTGCTGTTGAAACAATGATGATTCGTTTTAACGCAGAAAAAGTACGACCACCTCTTGAGCTTGAAGGCCCAGGCGGATTGCTTATGCACGTGCGGCGTGCAATACAATTTGTTATTGACAATCCTAAAACAGAGCGGCTCTGGCCTGGTCTTCAGGATTGGGCTGCGAAGTCTCAAGAAGAAAGCCGTGCAACACTAGCTAAAGCAAAGTCCCACGCTGAAAACTCACATACACCTCAGCAACAAAAAACTGAGTACTATCCTGGCACAATTGGCGGAACTATAAATACGTCAATCATGGGAGGAAGCTCTGTTACGGCCGCTGCCAACCTTACTAATTTAGATATTCCACATGACCCCGATGCTCTTGGCGAAGAAGAAGGCGGTGAGCCAGGTAAGCGAAGTCTAACTGACACTGGCAACGGCAGGCGAATGGTTGACTCTTTTGGAGCAGCAGTGCGATACACGCCGGGCCTTGGCTGGTTTCACTGGGATGGCGGGTACTGGAAACCAGATGTTGAAAGTCTTGAAATGCGCGAGCTTTCTAAAAAGATTGCTCCGATTGTTGCAAGTGAAGTTGTTCATTATCTTGACGATGCGGATAAGCAATCTGAAGTAATCAAGTGGGCTCAGCAAGCAAAATCAAACTCTCGTATCAATGGAGCGATTGAAAGCGCGACATCCGATCCGCGAGTATTGGTTGGCGTTGATCAGTGGGACAGCAATGAAACTTTATTAGGAGTTACTAATGGAGTTATTGACCTGCGCACTGGTGAGTTGCTAAAAGGACGCCCAGACCTATACATCACGCGCAGAGCTCCAGTAGCTTACAACCCTGGAATTCGCAACGTGCGTTGGGAGCAATTTATTGACTTTGCAACTGGTGGAGATAAAGAGTTACAAGAGTGGCTACAAAAAGCTGCTGGGTACTCACTCACTGGATTGCGAACTTACGATGTTATGTTTTTAGTGTATGGGCCATCTGGCTCTGGTAAAAACACAATGGTTGAGGCATTAGTAAAAGCGATGGGTACATCACAATACGCATGGCCTCTTGACTCAAGTGTTCTTGCTCAAGGCGACGGTAACGCTCACGGATCCGACTTGTACCACTGGGCTGAACTCCGTGGTAGACGAATGGTATGGGTTGACGAGCTTCCAGAGTCAGAGCGACTGAAAGAAAACTCTGTAAAGAAACTTACTGGTTCTTCTGAAATTTCTGCGCGCTCTCCTGGTGAAAAACCATTTACATTTCAGTCTCGAGCAAAACTGTGGGTCACAACAAACCACAGGCCTATCATTAGCGATGACGCTATGTGGCGACGTATTCGTCCAGTACCCCTTACGCAGGTTCCAGAAAATCCAGATCCAGATCTTAAGCATTACATATTTGATCCTGAAGGCGCGTTGCCTGCAGTGCTTTCGTGGGCAGTTGAGGGAGCAATTAAGTTACTCGGTTCAAGCGCTAGAGACGCGCTTGGCTGGTGCACAGCTGTAAGCGAAGCTGCTGAGATTTACAGAAAAAACGAAGACAGAATTGGTTTCTTTTTATCAGAAGAAACAAAAGAATCTGAAGGAGCGTCAATTCCAATTAAGTCACTGTACGCTGTGTACCGCGTATGGTCTGAAGAGCGTGGAGAGCGCGCAATGACGCAAATTGCTTTTCAGAGAAAAATGATGGACCGTGGCGTAGACATTATCGGTCACGGGTCACGAGCTGAACTCCACGGCAGATTGCTAATGCCACGAGCAGTGCAAAGCACAGAAGTGGATTGGGGAATTGCCTCACGATTTGCACGAGGATCGTGAGCTCACTAGGGTCTATCAATGAAAGTTAGATGGCACCGCCTAGTGTTTCGCTCTGCTGAGACTGGAAAAAAGATAGCCGTAGTTCGTTTAACTTCTGATGAACTACAACTACTTAAGTCAACTGCGCAGGACGCTCGCATGCCTCTAGATCAATTCATAGCTAGAGCAATTAGAGTTGCCGCAGAAAAATAAAAATAGTGCTGGCAATTACCTATTTTGCACCCAACCTAAGATAAGGTTCTTATTAGAGGTTTAACGTCTAGGGAGAGAGACGTTCAGAGCTGGGTGGGCCGAGGCACGGCAAATGAATCGCCCGCCCAGCTCGACCTTGTTCTTTACGAAGAAGACCCTTTGTCTTTTAGATTGTTTACCAAGCTGTGAACAGTAGATGCGTACCATTTCGCTCCACGAGTTGGCGGAATCTTCTCGTTATTTAGCTTTTCAGCTATTTTGTTGTACGACATTCCTAAGCTTCTGTACTCCGAGATCTGCGATCTAACTTCGGCAGGCACTTTTGTCTTAAGGCCGAGATCAACACCCCAAACCTTTCCTTTTTCTCTACGATCCCTGTGGACGTCTTTTTGGCGTTCTGCTATGATAGCTCGTTCCATTTCCGCAAGCGCCGACATGATCGTTACGACGAATCTTCCTTGGTATGAGGCCGTGTCTAGATTTAAGTCCAGCATCACAATTCGCCAACCGTTCTTATGCGCGCTATCTACGATGGTAAGAAAGTCCTGAGTTGACCTAGCAAGACGGTCAATGCGAGTAACAAAGATAGCGGCCGCTTCACCTTTGTCCAGTCTTTCCAAAGCTGCCTTAAGAATCGGTCTTCCTTTGATTGACTTGCCTGATCTACCTTCTTCACGCAGAAGTTCAAACTCAGTAAAACCTGCGTGTTCCGCTGCGCGCTTTAGGTCTCGTTCCTGTGCGTCAAGAGACATTCCATCATTGACTTGCATCTGCGTAGACACTCGTGCGTACAACAGCGCTAGGTCAGACTTTGGTTTACTTTTCTTAGTTGCCATGTGCTACTCTCTGTTTGAGCGTGCTAAACTTGTTGCTGCTAAAGGGTTTCTCGGCTTACTGTACAAACTTTACCATACAATTTTAATGTTAAGTATGTACAACTTTGGCAGTTCTCTAACCGTTGCTATCATTGGCTTAGATATTTATTTGAGCTTTATTCATTGGAAACAAAGGCTTTCGTTGGTTTTTTGCTGTCGAATGTTCTTTTTATAGAGCTAACTGGTTATAGTTATAGATACCAGCCACCGGAGAAGGCAACCAACCGAGGAGACTGAACAACATGAAAACACTTAGTGGTTTACTATTATCTATATTAGGTACGGTAGGCTTTACTGGAACTGATGTGGCAATGTCACACAATAGTTTCAAGCCGCAGGAGCAACCTAGTATCACTTTGGTGGTACATAATTTGCCTCAGCAATCCGTGACCACCCAAACACAGGCCGACAGGCTCGCAGCACCGGCAGGTTCTCTTGCAGTCGTGCCTGAGCAGTCGGTTTACATGGTCAAGTATAGATTTAACGAAAAGAGCAAAAGAGTTACAATCCTTCAAAAAGCTCTTAAGACCGTTCGTGTCGATGGAGTCTACGGCTCCATAACACGGCGAGAGCACATAGAAGCCCTCCAGGCGGTAGGATTGCCTACGGACATAGTTCCAGCAATTCCAGCGTCGGTAGCTCTAAGTACTGAGCCGCAGTACAACATCTCGAGTAATCCAGAGCAAAGATGCCCAGCATTTGAAGAGGCTATCCGCGCCGCTGGACTTGAACCTGTAGACGTATTTTCGTACATTGCGTACAGAGAGAGCCGCTGCAGAGTTGGCGCAATTAACGCCATTTGGAAAAACGGCAAGATTGTCTGGACGCTAAACAAAGATGGGTCGTATGACTCTGGGCTTTTGCAAATCAACTCTTCTTGGAAGACTGTTGTTGCTAACGTCTGCAAAGCAGAACGTGGCGACTTAAAAGTTCTACTTGTCCTAGATTGCAACCTTAAAGTAGCAAAATACATTATGGACAACTCACAAGGTAAATTAGGCAACTGGCGAGTGTATCGCACCAACTAGGTTGGGAAGCTGCCAAAACCGAATTTTTCCGCTGCAGGTAATGTAGCTAAATACGACAGGGAAAACGTTGTAGCAAACTTGAGTAAGAGTGTTGTTTTGTGTGTGGCGTCGTGCGTAATGTGGGGAGGTATCCCGCCGTCACCTCCGAGCGGCGGGAGTGACCCCCCTAAGGTAGCACTTAGATCTATATAGCCTAGCGCTAAAGCTTTAACCTGCTATCGTCGCTTATTGCTAAATCCTTTCCCTAACTATGCCGGCATCACTACTGCTCGTGCGTCGCTTGAGACTAGACCGTTACTTTTTTGCTTTTCCTGACTCAGTTGCTCGTTCTTTGCGTGTGCTCGCTGGCCTAAAGTTCAAGTCGTGTGTGCGCAATGGATGGCCAAACGGAAGACGATTACGCTTTCTCCCTGCGCGAGTTCCTGGGACTTGCTCGACTTCGCCAGTTACTGGATGCTTTCGCGTTCTATAGCCTGCTCGGCCTGCTAGGCTACTCTTTTTCTTTTTCCCCATAGTTATCCCCGTCTTTTAGCTGTGTCTAGCTTTCCTGTTGCGTGATCATTTATATGCTGATCAAGCTTTTCTTCAGTGCGAATTGCTGTTGCTTCTACACGATCTATTGATATTCCAAGAGACCTGCCAAGGTCAGTTATTCTTGCAACAACATACGCATGGTCTTCTTTGTTCTGTGCCCAGTCGGCTCTTGCTTCTTCGCCGCGCTTCTTGCCAGCCTTATACACGAACTGAAGATACGCGACAGCAACAAGACTGCTTGCTGTGATTATCGCAACGATAATGTTCTGCCAATTTGTCATGTCGGCAGCAGGCGTTATGAGTGTTTCGGCTGCAAACATCAG